ATCGGGTTGGTCCCCTTGGTGATGTTGACCGTCTCCACCCCAGGCGGGTACGTCCCAACGTCGTACGACTCGTCCAGGCCGGCGTCGGTCGCGAGCGACTTGCGGCGGATCTTCATTCGTTCCGCGACGTCATGAGTCCACATATTCAGGAACCGGTTCCTCCCCTTCAGGTGAGCCGACATTCCCTTCTCGAACACCGGTGAGACCATACAGTAGCTCCTCGTCCAGTTTGCGGATCTCGTCCCAGGACCGCTGCGCCTGTTGTCCCAGGCGCAGGGCGACCACCACCATCTCCCGGTCCCGACCTGATTGGTCAAGACCGATCAATCGATCTGCTTCGGCCTGGACGTCCACTACGCTGACGGGCCGTCCTTGGACTGGATCAGCACTCGACTGGCGAATGCCTCAGCCGTGTCCACCGAACTGAAATTGACTCCAAACGACCGGTCCAGCATCTGCAAAAACGAGTTGTTCGCAGCACTCTGCTGTGCCAAACGCTCGCCGCTCGCCGCTTCGAGCAGCGCCTGAAGATCTACTTGACTCGCCATGGTCTCACTCCTTTTTCCTGGGCGTGACTCTCAGGCGGAACGTCGCCCGAAAGTTTGTTCGCCACGTTTCCAATTCAATCACGCGGCGCTCCAGGGTCTGGACACGCCGCTTCAACACATCGTAGTCAGGACCATCTTTGCCGTCGATTCCGTTAGCACCTGGGGGTCCTGGTTTGCCAGCGATTCCATCCGCACCCGCCGGTCCAGGTGCTCCCTGGGGACCAGGAGGACCGGGCTTTGCCTGGAGACCTTTCAGGAGCCGCCGGATCTCTGCGATCGCTGCCGTCCGGTCTGAGTCGCTCTTCAGGGGACTCGATAAATCGGATGACCCAGGTATCAGGTCGACCCCACAACGTGCCTTAGAGGCGAAACTGAAGGCTCGGATATCGGCTAATGAGGTCGCATACACCTCTTTGTCGTCTTTTCCATGGGTTTGGACTCCCACCAGGGAATCACCGACGAACACCCCGCCGCCGCTGGACCCGTTGCGGAATCGACCCTTGAGGACATCGTAGGTCGCCTTCGGGATTGCGATGTTGGAGAACTCCCGTGAACCCGTGGAGACCAGGGTCGCCTCGGTAGGACCCTTGCCGCCGGGATACCCCCAGGCGACCGGTGTCCCCTTCGGCATCGACCCAGGTATCGAGACGGCATCCTGGGTCGCCCCCTTCGGGAGCTTCGTAGAGTAAAGCGCCAGGTCGAGTCGTTTGTCCGAGTGTCGGAGGACTGCGCTTGAAGACCAACCCAACGAGGACTCGACCCTCGGCGACCCGACCTGACGTGAACAGTGTTCTGCAGAGATGATCCAGGCGGTCCGACCGGTGACCTGGACGACTGTGCCTGAGCACCCGCCCACTTGGACGCTGGCGGACTTAGGTCCAGCAACCAGGGCGGACACCAATGATGTCAGGACTATTAGTGTGCGTGTGAAGTCCATAGCACGTCGATGACCTTGACGGCGACCGGCATCATAATGCCGAGCACCAGGGCGATCGTCCGTATCTCCGTTCGCAGCCGAACCAACTGCGTGACCAGAGCGTCCTTGCCGTTTCCCTTCCAGATAACATCATCAATCTTCTTCAACCGCTCCGAGTTGGCATCGATTACCCGCCACGCATTACCGGTCGCGTTGTCGTTGCCGAGTTCCATCTTGACCTTCCCTTCGAGAGCGGTCAATCGTCTCTCTATTTCGTCCATGAATTTGTCCCCCGTCTCGCTCGTATGCGATACGGAACTGCTCCTTGATATCGTTTCGATTACGTTCGGTCATGTCACAGAACTTGTTCCAGCCGATCTTCTTGACGGTATCGTAGACAAAAGATGGCAGGACGTCACCTGGAGTTCTCGTCGCCCCAGGTGTGTGACGACCGACCGTCCGAACAACCTCGACAATCATTCCCCATGCCTCGGCAACAGGGATATCCGGCCCGATGGGCCAAGCATCAGGGTCGTCGTCCAGGTCGAAGTAGCTCCCCCTGTTGAACCATGTCGCCGGGTGTGGGACGTATTGCTTTTCCTTGGACTTGCAGTGGCGAGCATAGTGCGTCACCCGCTCCAGGAGCGTGACAGGATCGATCGGATGCTCGGTGCTACCCAGAGCCTTGGTGATCGCTGCCATGGCGGCAATGCGGGCGACCTTCCTGGGATAGGCGAGGTAGATTTCAAGTGCTGTGATCTTCACCGTTCCCCCCATAGCCCAAAGGCGAACTGTCGTGGATCAGGTGGACGAAGATCGGGGTGCCCTTGCCCGCGTAGGCACCCAGGGTGTTGAAGTCGAAGTACTCCATTGCCTGATCGAGCGTCCACTCGTTGGTCTCCTGGAGGATCTCCAGGCACTTCTCGATCGAGTACACCAGGATCATCTCGTCGACCTCGGGGTTCTTCGCGACGCCGATCGCCGCGTCTTCCAACCCGTCCGCCGAAAGGACGGTCAGTTCGGCCTCCTCCAGGTAGTCTGTGATTGCGTCCCAACTCATAGCATCGTCCTCGTATTTGTGTGGGTTAACGATCTGATCGATCACAGTCGGGGCGTACCGATCCCTGTCGCTCCCTCCACCCCCTGTCTTCCTAAAGTGATCATCACTTTGAGGTTTCCAGTTAGGTCGTCGGTCGCAGTCTATTGGGCAATGCTGCTTTCCACTTCACCCGAACCCCTCGGCATTGCCGACTGGTGCAGCACCCTCACCCTGCTGTCTGCGTGTATGTTGCCAACCTGACAGAGACCAGTTGACCGCAGATCTTGGGTGCCTTCAAACACCCAGGAGAACGGTGCCAGGGACTCGAACCCTGGTGTCGCCACTCACCGTTGCCACAACCTAGAACGGCACCTCCTCATCGGCGACCGGTGACGGATTTGTCACTGCCGGTGACACATTTGTCACTGCCGGTTTCTTCCCCGAATTGGTGAGTCGGTTCAGTTTCTTCGCCAACTCGTCGTTGCTGCCAACCCTGACGGTCGGCGGCGGTCCAGGGAAATCGAAGTTGTCGTACCCCTTCTCAGAGTGACGGTTCACCAGGGTGACGGTCACCCCCTTGAAACTGTGACCGTCCTGGGCGGCGGGATTGAGCGTCGTCCAATCCTCGCCGTCCCAGCCCAGGGACTTCAGGCGGTCAGTCGTCCGCTCGATGTTCGGCTCGGAGTTGACCCAGAGCGAAACCTCCCGCTCGTACTGCCCGCCCTGGGGCATCACGATCAGGCCGAAGTACTCGGTTCCGTTCTTGGTCGTCCCGAACCCCTGGGAGACAATCGTGCACGAGTGCACACCTTCGTCGTAACCCGGCATCACTCACCTCCGTTCTTCGACGCGCTGATCGCGCGAACGATGTTTGACCAAGCTTCCTTCGCCGAGTCGCCAGCGGAAATTGGTTCCTTAATCCCGAAGCGGTTTTTCGCCTCGTAACTCGCATCGAGATTTGAGTAGATTACTCGCTCATCACCACCGTGACCCCGAGTCCGATTGCCGTCCTCAGTGGTGTCGAAGAGGAACGTCTCGAAGAAGACGTAGTCGCACCACCTGGACGTGATCGCCCAGGTCTTCGGGTGCAGGTCGACGGTCCACCGATCGAACGGTGCGAGCCTGGGATCACGCATCGACTTCACCGTCGCGTGACCGACCAGGATGATTCCCATTCCACGAGCATCCCGCAGTGCATCGAGTCGCTCGATGAGCGTCCTCCAGTCGCCCAGTGCCCCATCGAAGCCGCGATGAAAACCCATGAATCCACGATCCGACCAGTCGCCCGCGTAGTCGCGGTTGCAGACGTGCTCGTGGCACAGACGCTCCGCGCACGCCAGGGTGTCGAGCACATACGTCTTGTACTCGTGCTTCCCCTCGATCAACTGATCGAGAGCACCCAGCAGATCATCCCAGGTCTCTGCCGGTGGCAGGACTGCGAGATCCTTGGGGATGGCACCTGACTGCTTCAGCAGCCCCCAGGTGTTCTCCGCCGCAAACGGTTGGACAACCGGCGACAGTGCATGGGCAGTCGTCGACGACTTCCCCGCACCTGCCGGTCCGTAGATGACACCCGCTGACGGGCGACTCGTGATGGCGGTCGAGATCTCTTTCAAGAAGTCTCGCGCCAGGGCGGGCGACCGCGATGACCGCTGACCCTTCTCTGCGCTTGGCATAGTTATGCCCTCTCACAAATTTGCGTCCACCACTGATCCATCAAGTGATGCCACGCATTTCCAAACTGGAAAGCCTCCTTGGTTTCCTCTTTCACTCTGCGTCTTCCGAGTTCGTAACGGTACATGTGTTTGCGTCGACAGGTCAGGAAGCAGGTCGACCGTGAGTTGGTGATCGAATCCTCGACCGGAACCTCGTCGCCGAGTTCAGGGTGCACCGATTCGACGCTCATCCAGTTGTGTGAATCGATCGTGTCGTGCCCCGAGCACACACCCAGGTACTCGCAGGGCGAGTTGTAGAGCAGGCATGCGCTCGGGTTCTTGTGGTGACGGTTCGATCTCCGCGTCCCCAGGATGTCCTGGGAGATGTCCCAGGTCTGGGCATTGAACTCGACCAGTTCCTCGTTCGTCCGAGGCAGGGTGACCCGCTGATACCTCATCATCTCCTGGGCCGCGATCCTCCACCCGAAGAGTTCGGGATTCTCGGTGCCCTCGCTGATCGCGTGAGAGATCGCCGCCTCGGAGCACTGCCGTTCACAATAGATGCCATCATTCGTAACGGTCTTGAGATCCGCTTTGGTCAACTTGCGAGGTCGGGCAGACGACTTCTGCACGACGTCCCAGATGACGTTCTTGACCTCCAGGCCGTTGGACAACGCCAGACACCAGTAGAACTGGGCCTGATTGTCGACCTGGAGTTGACGCCAATACGGCGCTGCCGGATCGATGATGTTTTGCGAGGTCGTTTTGTGATCGACGATGGTGATCGCCCCGTCGATCTCGACGATCTTGTCGACCTTGCCCGCCAGGGAGAAGGACCGACTGGCCCTGCCGGTGTCCAGGTTTCGCAGCGGTGATGTCAGGACCGCCTCCGTCTCCAACAGTGTGATCGTTCTGGTCCGCTCCGACCACCGCTCGTGATACCCGGTGAGCATCCCCCGCAGGAGACCTTCTTGCCTATCGTCTACTGCGAGGTCCGCGCAGGTGAGGTACAGGTCCGTAAGCAGTTGCATTGTCTCGTTCCTCTACCCGTCAAGTCGGGGGTCGAATACCAATTCATCCCGAAGAACAGTGATATGCTTGGGGGCTTCGATCCCCAACTTGACGGTCTGCCCGTGGATCCGCACCACAGTCACCGTCATGGACAGTCCGGTTTGCTTGTCAGTAAGCACCAAGGACTGCCCGTCCTTTCGCGTCAGCACGAGCATTGGTCTTCCTCCCAGGGTATAAGCGACGCCCCCGGCATCCTGCCGGTTCAGCCGCAATCCATGCGGCGGGCATCACTATAACGGCCTGAAGTGAGGTGTCAAACCGTTATTGCATATCCTGAGAATACTCACGCAGACGGCGGCGGAGGACTGTGCCCCGCCGGGGAATTGCCCGCTCGATAGCTCGCACGGGAATTCGTCTCGATTGCAACCATGTCCTGGATGTCTCCAGGTTCTTCGCATGGGTCTCGACCGCCTCGGCCCAAGCTTCCTGGGTCTTGTACTTCCGCTTCGCGGCAGAGGTCCACCTCCCCGGTCCTTTGCGACCGAGCGCCTTTCCATGGTAGGCAATCAGTTCCTCGTGCCTCTGGCGGGCGGCATCCTCCAGGTTGGGCATCGACTTCAGACCCTTGTGCCACTTGGCGACCAAGAGGTTCCGCCCCAGGGTGGAACCGGTCGACCTGGACTGCTCCACGATCTTGAGGATGTCCTCGCTCGGGTTCTCCAGATCCTGCTCGGTGAGGTTCTCAGCCGACAGTTCCATGGAGTGACGGCGGAGCGTTCCGATCGTGAACTGTGCCTCCTCCATTTGTGGATTGGTCATCGATCGTTTCTTGCCCGACTTCGGGTCGACGTAGGTGTCGAGCAGGTAAGGGAAGTGCTTGTCGTCGAGTGGGTTCTGCTCGTTCCAGCGGGTGATGATCTCGTCACCGACGAACCACTTCTCCCGCTGTATCCGACCAGGAAACATCATCCGAGTTACCCAGGCACCCATGAACGGGAGTTCATCGGCTTTCTCGACCGGGTAACCCCAGGCGTCGAACCTCTCGTGATCGGGCTTCAGGTAGGGGAACAGGTCCGCTCCCTGGATCGTCCGGTCGAGGAGTCTCTCGTAAAACTCCTCGTCGGTCAGACCCCACACCCGCCGTTCCGGCTCGACGTCGCCGATGTGCTTGACCCCGTGCCTCATGAGGTTGGGGACATAGCCCGCCGTCCGCCGGGCGAAGTACTTCGCCACCTTCCGCATCATCCCTTCGGGACCGCCCTCGGGTCGAGTTGCCATCCTTTGCAGTTCGCCAAGCGTCTGCAGATATGCCTTGTTCGCGATCGTGTCAGCGACTGAGGGGATCGGTGCCTTGAGTCCACCCAACCACTTCTCGGTCGGTGTCTCACCGCGGCGGATTGCGTTTGCGATGTCGGTGACCAGCGTGATGGGAAGACTTCCAGGCTCGAACCGGTCGTACGGAGCGTAGAGAGAGTTGCCCTCCTCGTCTTCTGTCCAGGGGATCTTGACGCTCCTGGAGGGGATGACCCGACGCGCGGTTCTTTCCGCGTTCCAACCCAGGTGGTCGTTCGCCCCCGTGAGGATCGGGTCTTCATCGTCGTTGTTGTAGACCAGGAACATGATCGCCGCCCAGTTGAGCATCTGGACGACCATCCGCTCGGTCGCGTAGGGGACACCTTCAGCGGTCTTCGATCGCGCAACCCAGTCCGCCGCCAGCCCGAAGATTCCGACCGGCGAATAGCTGAGTGACTCGGCGATGATGTTGACCGGTGTGCCCATAAAGGGCATCTGGAACTGCAGGAACCAGTCGCTTACTACGCCCCCCTCAGTCGTGATCGTCTTGCCCACCGACTTGACCGCCTGTCGGGCCGGTCCGCCCTTGGACTGGAACGTGATCTGACGAGCGACCTCAAGTGCCTTCATCCAGGCACCGTGACGCTGGTCCTTCTCGGCGGCAGTGATGTAATCCGCCATGTCCTTGGTGCCGGTCTTGTAGTTCTCGCCGGGAGTGTTGGGGTTCTCGGTGGCGAGTGCCATCCGCCGAGCCTGGGCACCGATCTCCATGTAGACGACCATGGTCTGGAAGAACTCGTCTGCCATCAGCAGTCGCGTGTAGCCCATGCCGCGAACTGCCCTGCCGAGAACACGGTTCTTGATTGCGGTCTGCAAGTTGTCGAACTTGCCGGTCACGTTGTCCTGGTCGATCCACCGCTGTAGTTGGGGTTTCTCGGTGATCATCGCGTTCCACATATTTGAGAACGCGCGACCGATACCGTGCTTCATCCCCAGGATCACATCCTTGAATTCCGCCCAGGTCGCCTCGTCGGTGTTGATCTCCATGCCAGGAGTGGCGAGGCGGAGGCTGTTGACGAATGCCTCGATCCCCCTGGCAACTCCGACCTTCCAGATTCCGAAGCTTCCCGATCCAATTACGTCCGCCCCTGTCGTCGTCAGTCCCGACAAGAGCGCGTTGCGGTAGAACTCGAACCGGACGTCGGTCCAGGTCGAACCGTGCGAAGCGATCTTGCTGAGTATCTTTTGCGAGAGGATTGCGTCGCGTGACAGGACGTCGAGGTTGTCGACGTCGACACCCTGCTTCTTCAGGAACTTGACCAGTTGCCCGTAACTTTTCTCCCAGTCGGTTTCGAGTTCCTTGATGCGTCGCCTTGACCGGCGCTCCAGGTTCTTGTCTTTCGTT